ATCTAGGTGAGGGAGGCGCGAACCCCTCGACGACGCTAACTCCGCGCACAGCCCCTCAGCTCCCCTACCCGGCTGTAGAAATTCCGACTGAACTTCAGCAGGCCATCCCGACGGAAGGCCCGACGGCCCAGGAAGCCACCCCAGCCAGCTTCTCCCACACTCCAGTCCTCCAGCTTCCTCCCATATCGAGCGTCCCTATCGAGGGCGCGGGGGCACCGGATGTTACTGGCGGCGTGTTTCCGGCCCGACCTTCGCCTCCCATGTTTGTCACCGACTACGTTGGCTCCGGCGCTCGCGGCGAACCAGCCGCCATGCCTGGAACCGCCCGCGCTCAAATCGAAGTCCACACCGCCGCCGATGCCGCCCGCGCTCTTACAGGCTACGAAAAATACATCGACACCCCTGAGTTCAAAAAGCTAGATGTGGCTAGGCAGAAGCCGATTGTGGACACCATGGACTCGCTGCACGCCTTCGCGCAACAGGGGCAGACAGGTGCGGTTGGCCGAGTCAGCGTGCGGCAGTTTGCGGAACCAACGCCCTCTCCAGCGGGCGACCTCCGGGGCCAGAACGCGGGCACCATGAGCGTTCGCACCCCGGCCGACGCACAATCCATGCTCTCCCGCCTCCATAACATCGACACCTCCAACATGGACGCGGCTACCAAGGCCAAGCTCGACGACACCCTCGCCGCCCTTACCCGCCTCGCCAACATCCGCGAGAATCCCGTGACGCTGCCGCAGCTAACCACCCACCCCGCCGTCGCTGCCACGCGCACAGTCAAAACTCTCCCCGCCAAAGCTCTCCCCAAGCTCGCTCGCGCAGCTGTTGTAACGGGCCAAGCCGCCCAGCGAGGCCAGGACGCGAATCAATGAACTCCCGCCGCCTCCGGCCCTTTCTACATCAACGCTGCCTCAACTTGGAGGAAGGAAATAAATGGCAATCTGCGCTATAACTGGAATAGAAGCTTGGATGCGTGACCACCACATGCGTCCTGCATTCGACATTCTTCACGGTCTGCGTACTAAAATCCCGCCGTGCTGCATACTTGAGTTTACTATCCGAAACTTCCTCGGAGGAAGCCCAGCGTATGACTGTGGCTGCGCCCAGTTTGGTGCCTACTCCACCCATGACGATTCTGTTTGCTGCTGGATTCATCGCAAACTGCTGCACCCTCACATCGAGGCGCTTCCGCTAGATTGGCACCGAGATGGACGTGGGATCATCAAGGGCTGGCACTTTGGCTCTATTAGGCAGACTAACGAGAAATATACTGCCATCTGCTTTCCTGTAAGCTGCCGAGAAGCCATACTAGGAACCTTTGCAACCTCAGATGAAGCTAAGGCAGCAGTTCAAAGATGGCTCAACGTAGAGATACGCCGCGATGCAGAGCAGCTAGATATAAAATCTAGGCCAGTCCCCTCCCCCCCATGCCCCGACTGCGCCAAAAGGTAAAATACATTATGGCTATATGGGTACAAGAGGCGAATCAATGAACTCCCGCCACCTCTCCCAGTTCGAGTTCTGCCCGCGCCTGCCCGCTCTAGCCATCTCTAGCCTCCCACCTCTCCAGCCAATCCGCGAGGCGGTCAAGGCACAATTCGCCGCCGGAGTCCGCCAGGTTCTCTCCGGCTCCCCCGTAACATCTCCCATCGACTTCCTGAACGAAGCCGCCTCTGCTGGCTTCCTCTACCCCAGCGGCGATCCCTTCACCCTCGCACAGGACTACTCCTGCTGGCTCGATGGCGCGCTCAGGATCGTGGAGGAGCTTGGACTGCGCCTGACCTCCGCGCCGCCCATCATCGCCTCCGGCCAACGCATCCAGATCGAATCAGCCTACACCGATGCCTCCACCCTCCACCTTTTCCTCATCGGATTCGATCCTGACGAATCCAAATGGCCCATCCTCCTGGCCCAACTAGCCGAGCCGCTCACCATCGAACTCCACCTATTCCCGCTCCCCAGCGCACGCGGCGGTCGCCTCTCAACCCCTCTAACCATCGCCTACCGTCACCCTCTCACCGGCTCCCTTCGCCTAGCCACCTTGAGTGGCGAAACCGGCTTCAGCTCCAAGTGGACTCGCGTTGGCCGCTGGGAAGAGGAGTTCGGCTGGGGCAACTGGCGCGACGGCATCGACCGCGATCAGTGTATCGATCAAATCTACCGTCACGCCACGATCTACCCCGCCGCCTCCAACTATCTACGCGAAATCCGTGAGGACGCCGCCGCCATCGCCGCCGCGATCCCTCTCCCCCATCCCAGGCTGCGCGAGAACTGCTCCATCTGCCCCTACGCTAGAATCTGCCACACTCCAGAGGAGGCCACTGATGAGTATGCTAATGCTCGAAGTCTCGTCACCGTTCATTGAGGTTGTGAATGGGTTTGCGGAGAAAAAGTGTTCCCGCTGCCATGAACCGAAGCAGCTTCAGTTATTCCAGCGCGACGCCACGAAACAGGATGGACGGATGAATGTCTGCGCGGTTTGCAAGCGATTGGAGCAGAAGCAGCGGGAAGAGATTCGTTGCACTCCAGCCTACATCCCGTTCAACGCCCATGCGCGCTAAATTGGGGAGCCATTTAGTCATTATCGGTGTCATCAAGGGCGCTTCCAATCCGGTTGCGGGCAATCTCCACGTACTCCGGGGATATGTCACAGCCAATAAAAAGCCGCCCGAGTTGTGCGGCCATCTTTCCGGTTGTCCCGGACCCTAGAAACGGGTCAAAGACTGTATCACCCGGATTGCTCCAACTCAAGATGTGGTCACGCGCCAATGCTTCCGGGAAGGGCGCGTTGTGCGTGGTCTTGTCATTCTTTCCCACGTCATAGAAGAAAACATTTGAGTGTTGCTTCTCCACATTGACGGTTGTGCGCTCATCCCGTGCCCGCTCTGAATACTCCGCTTCGTGTTGTTTGGCTCCGGCCCGGTTGCGCTTTGTGCCCGCCGTCACGCACGGGACCATTAATGGGTGGAAGACAGACGGGCGGCCTTTGCTAAACACAAAAACGTATTCAAATGCCTGTTCATACCTGTTGTGCGTTTTTGGCATATAGCTTACTTTTGCGTAAATCATCGTGTCATGCAAATTGAAGCCACACTCTTTGAAATACAACGCTTGCCGGAAAGATGTGCCTGTCTCACTCCCGTTGACCGTAGCATCAGCAACCACCCAAACCACCACACCTCCGGGCTTTGTGACCCGGTACAACTCGCGGGCCACGGCGGGGAAGTCCCACGTAAAGCCGTTGTACTTCCGCAAGTTGTCATAAGGCGGACTTGTCACCGTCAACTGGACGAAATTGTCTGCCACCTCCCGGCGCATCACTTCCACGTTGTCCCCACAAAATAGCTTAGTCATCATCAGTTTCCAAGTCCTCCATGTCCGGCTCTTCACTGAGAGCCTTATTGATTAGCTCTTTGCTGCGTACTTCAAGATTGCCAGCGAGCGCATCGCTGCTGAACAGAAAGCCAAGCGATGAAGCCGGGGAGTCAAGTATATAAATCCCCTAAATTGATCTAGCCACCCTCTAGATTGTTCTAGAGAACCTCGATCAGCACAATCGCCACCACCACCGCAGCTCCAACGATCCACTTCCACCCACCTTCGATTTCTTCAAATATATGAAATAGTAAGTGAACCATCACTCACCCCTTTCCTGGCTCGGAACCGGCGGCAGTACACACTCCGGCGGTGCATCAGGTTCCTGGCATGAAAAGTCGTGGAGCAAAAATGGACTCGTCAGATGATCCGCCAGATTGAACTTGGCGTTTCCACAAATCTCAACCATCTGCTTACACTTCGGGCACGCTCGCGTCCCGCTCGACTTCACTCCCAACGCTTGTAACTCCTTCTGCATCTCTTCTGTCGGCATCGCTTCTTTCTTTCTGGCTCGACAACCAAGCCTGGACAACTTTCAACACACATGCGTCGGAATCTAGATGCTGTTCATTGGGCAGCGGTTCCAATCGCCACGGGCGCAACACCAAGCCATCCTCGCTCTGCACAAGGCGCTGCCAATGATTGTTCTCGGTCTTCATCGTACCGCACACGTCACATTTGAATGAGTTGACTTCCACCGCTAACCCCCAGAACAGCCGGAACGAACAGAGCGGCCCCCCTGCGAGGGCCGCTCCTCCTGTTTTACTCCTTCACCGGCTTGTCGGAGTCCTTGGCCGCGAACTCCACGATGAACGCTCTCGCCGCACACCTCGTTCCCGTCTCCGGGTGATCCGCCGCGCCGGTGAACTTGCCCTTGCTGTCCACGCCGCCCTTGAGCGCCATGATCTTCTTCTGACCGTAGATCGCTCGCGGATTCTTCTTACCCGCGTCAACCGTGCCAGCTTTCTTCCCCTCATAA